TTTGCCACTTGTTGTTGTTCACATACTTCAATTGTATATGGTTCTACATAGACAACTTCTTTGTAATGGTCTGTTACTACAGCACCAGAACCAGCTAAAGCATTTGTTCCTATCATCATCATCATTAATAGGAAACATCCAATTATCCAATATTTTTTCATTTCTTTTTCACTCCATTTCTTCTTACATAAGGTATTGCTACCCACCAATCAATTACCATTGCCGCTAAAGATATAACAATCATAATAATATATAATATTATAAAGGCAACTATAAAGATTGGTAATATTATTATTGTTGCTATCCATTCCTTTGTATCATCGATGTCCACTTGTACACCTCTTAGAATTCGGATGACGCTTACATCTAAATGTACCATGACTTAATCTTTTTTTAGAGATTATATTTTTATTATGGTCTCTTCTATATATTACGTGTGGTATCAATGTCTTACTCATCATCATCATCCTTTGGGTGACCTGTCTTAGGGTCAATAGGATTTAATTTTCTAAATAAATCAACATAGTCATGAGGGTGGTCTTTACTATGAACAACCTCTGGCAATCCATCCCAGAATTTCTTATACTTATAAGCTTTATTTTTTGCGTTGTCTGATAGTTTACTCATCTTCTACATCTATTAAATACATTACTTCGGCCTCACTGAATAGTTTTTCAGCAAGTTTATTTGATTTATCCCATTGCGAATTATATATTTTAGGTCTTGTCGCAATGACTTTTCTAATTCCAACTTGGATAATACCCTTAGCACATTCATTACAAATAGGTAATCCATAAACATATAACGTAGCACCCTTTAAAGATACACCAGTAAGAGAAGCATTATATATAGCATTCATTTCTGCATGAACAACTAACTCATATTTTCTTTCCCTATCAGCCCATCTATCTTCGGTATCACGTACCCTTCTTGGGAAACCATTATAGCCTTGGGTTAATACTTGACCACCCTTACCAATAATAACTGCACCAACCTGCGTGCTCGGGTCCTTAGACCATGTAGATATTTCTTTTGCCAAATCTCTATATCGTTGTCCCCAAACTTGTGGTGAAATTGAATTCACATTTTGATAATTAGTCATAACTAAATCCCTCATATTTATTTATCTCTGCTGGCTCGTCTCTTACATTAAGAGTTTGCGCAGTATCTTCTACATCATATAATCTCATCTTAGCTCTATCTATACCCAGAACAAACTTTTTGTTTGCACCTGTTGGGTCATTATATCTATTTTTAAGTTGCTTAACCATTATTTGGTTTAAGTCTTCTAACTCATCTGTAGATATAAGAGCAAACATTAAGTCTGCCGTTGCCGGTAAACCAAATGATTCAGATGTATCTTCCAATCCTATATCTGAACTAGCAAATCCAGAACGAGTGGTTTGTGTGGCAGTAACAATAGGTAAGTTATACTCTACTGCCATGCCACGCAATTCTTCGGCTATTGCTTTAACCATAATATATGAATTAATTGCACCACCCATAGCCTTCATTCTTGAAGAGGCACATATATTTAAATAATCAATACATATCATATCAGGTGTAAAGTCTCTTTTAATCTTAAGTTCTTTTAATAAAGCTCTAAAGTGAATAGAACTTGCTGCCCCCGTGGGATACTCTTTTACAATTAATTTACCAACACCTTTGTCGGTTAGCTTATGCATCTTCTTGTCAAACATATCCTTTGACAAATTCTCTAATTGGTCAATAGGTACATTCATTAAGTTAGCATCTATTCTTTCTGCAATACGTTCCTCTGCCATTTCCATAGTGATATACAAAACATTCTTCATTTGAGTCAAGGCCCCTGCAGCGATATGGCACATGAATAAAGACTTACCTACACCTACACCTGCTAGAGCTACATTAAGAGACTTCTTAACAAGACCACCTTTAGTAATTGTATTAAATTTTTCTAAGTCAAATGGAATATGTTCTTCTGCTCTATGATAAAAATCAAAACGTTCATCTGAGTCATCTACATAATCGTGACCAACTCTTAAATCAAAATTAACACCAAGAGCTTCAGCTAATACTGATGGCAATGCATTTTTATCTAATGTATCATGCTTACCCTCTATAATATTAATAGAATCCATGATTGCCAAATAGATTGCTCTATCTTGACACCACTTCTCTGTATGTTCTATCAACCATTCTACTGTTTGCTCTCCTTCTTGAACACTTATTTCAGGAATAAGAGCTAATGAATCTGGACTGACCTTTGGATTATTCCTAAGTTCTATTGATAATACATCAGCACTTGGTAACTTTGAGAACTTATTAACGAACTTAACAATCTCTTTAAAGACTGCTCTATGTGGTTCTTCAAAATATATAGTTCTTAAATGCGGGATTACATTTCTAGTATAATCCTCATTCAACATTAAGTTACGTAATATTAGTGTTTCAATTTTCATTTGTGTGCATTTATATTCTTGCTATTATAATCCATAACATTATTATCAATGTTTGGTAGACTTTCTATTTGTTGTTTACCATTCTTTGTTGATACATGCCACTCTAAATCTTTATGCTTTGGATAATTTAATGTCCAAGTTACACTTGATTGCTTAAGCATTTTTCTTGCTTTCTTCGTTAATGGTAGTATGTATCTAAATTGTTTTCCATGTATTTTTGATATTTTTTTATGGTCAAGGAAGTCTTGTGTTAACCAATATATTCTCTCAGCTTTTTTATTGTCAAAGAATGATGGGTCTCTTTTCTTTTTAAATACAACATTCTCTTCGCATAGTCCCTTAGTGGAACGTGGATGTAATTTCTCACCTTTGTCTGTTATATAAATGTTAGTCCATAAAAATCCGCCATAAAGAAAGTTAGCTGCTTGATATACATATCCAGGCTTTCCCATAATCCCGTCAGCCCATGTGTACAAAAACTTCTTATCAGGATAATTCTCCTTTAACCATTTAATAGCATTAGATAACATTTGAGTTTCTGAGTTTCTAGGCATCTCTTCTAACATACACATTTTGCCAATCTCATAATAGTCTTCAGAACCTAAGCCCTTAAATAACTTATTTATAGTCCCTTTTGGTTGAGTTCCCCAGCCTAGCGTAAGTACTCCTACCAATACAGGTTGTAATTGAGAATGTAAATAAAACCCAAGAAAGTGTTTTGTGAGACGAGGCATAACTTTAGAATAATGTAATTTTTGAATAAATTCTGTTGCATCGTATCTGGTGATTTCTTTTATTTCAAAATCATACTTCATTAATCTTTACAAGAGGTAGGTGATGTGATGTGTCATGGTAATTTCCATCATGCTTGAAGCTTCGTGTAACTGTTTCTTTAGTCAACCAACCATTAAGATTAATTTTATATGTAATAAATTCTTGATATAAAACACCTTTAGTGTCTGTTTCAAATGCTGACTTTAACGGTCCTGGTTGTGGATTACTCATCATCCCATCCTTCTTCGAGGTGTGAGACTTTAATCATATCGGCGTGACCGACTTCATACTTACGTTTAATATAATCTTTAAAATCAGTTCTTATAAAGATGTCTTTCCAAAAAGACCCTTTCAATGTGTCAGCAATACGAACTTTTTTATCTTCTATCTCTCCAGTTGCTGGGTCAACTTTAGAGTACCAACCAATAGTAGGTTTAACTACATATCCACCTTCCATTGCTACGTCTAATAGACCAGAATATGTTTCAATGCCGCCTTCCCATGAAACACTAATAGGAATTTTAGCTTTCTCACGTACAAACCTTGACTTTTCTACATTAATAATAAAGTGATAACCTGTAATCTCAGTTCCCTTCTTCTCTTGTTGCCTACCAAGAATCCAGATATTATCACTTGAATAATAAATACCTGTACCACCAGACACAATAGCTTTAGGGAATAAACCAATCTCTTGATATGTATGGTTAACTGCTAGAAGAGGTATATCTCTCATTGTCAAATAAGGAGTACACATTCTAAATAAACCTTTAAGAGCTTTTGCTCTTGACATATCTGCTACAGATTTTTCATTCATAGTATCATCTAATTCTTTTTTAGAAGCTAGATTACCAATAGAGTCAATCATAATAATGACTTTGTCTTTGCGTTCGATATTTTCTAATTGATTAATTAGATCAAACTTCAATTCCTCAACATTAGTAATGGGGCTATGGAGTACTCGGGAAGTATCAATACCGAACGACTTAAAGTATTGCTGGGGTGAACCAAATTCTGAATCATAGAATAATAAAATAGAATCTTTATACTTCTCTAAGTATGCCGCTGCTATTAATAATCCAAATGATGTTTTAAAATTCTTAGATGGTCCTGCCAATACTGTTAGTCCTGCGGTTAGTCCTCCGTCTGGGTCTCCAGATAAAGCAACGTTAATCATTGGGACTGGTGTAGTTACCATCTCTTGATTAGAAAAAATCTTAGATTTATCGAGAACTGCTGTCTCTTTAATCCTAGAATTCTTCTCTAATTTATCCATTATACCCATACTTGCTCCTTATAAAACTGTTTCAACTGCTCTACCATACTTTTCTTGCATAGATCTAGAGCCTTTTGGTGGTAATGATTTATCAATCATTCCA